TCTCATGTTAATCATTGAGCGAGCCATCGCGGCATCGCAATAGTGAGTTCCATTCACTTCATAACACTTATCATGCTGACGACAAATTCCATCCATTGCATCACACGGTTCTACTTCATAATTCCCGGATCCGGCTCCGGTCCAGCCAGGGCCACAGTACGCTCCATGTCGAGGTACCATTCTGTCCCTGAAAATCTTTTCTGTACTTCTACATATTTTCCAAAGTAGAGCTCTGCAGTTGCTGAAAGGGTTGGGGCACCTAACGCAGCTGCTCTTTCCTCTATGATAGGCGACAACATCATTAACTTGATGAGAGCACGTCGCTTAAAAAATATCATTGTGACGAGTTTTCGTTCTTTCTCGTCTTCTGACCACATCAGAGGAAAACACTTCTGGAAAGCCGCCGTGTAACGGCTCAAGTGTACGACTCGGGGGGGTTCACTACGGGGGATCTTAGTGTACCACTCCATTATCGCAAGAATCTTTTCATAAGATAAGCGAGGTATAAACATTTGTGCTTCTGGCACATACACGCTTACATACCCCGCAAATTCGAGGGTTAGAGGGTTTGCTGGACTCCCATCATCCCTAGGGCTTGTTAACTCCCAAGGACCTAACTCTAGAAACGTTTGTTTCATCGTCTCTTCTATCTCTTGAGGTGTTCTTCCAAAGTAATAAAACTCTGTCCGGGGAACCAAACAGTTATCATCACCAAGAAAACAACACCTTAGATTTCGTCGAAAATCTTGCGCATTACGCATTTCCTTCGGTACATGTTTACAAAACATGTATGCATATACTAAAAACATTGCTATGCAATTCCTAATTATCGTTGCCATATCCCCTGAGGGCATATCTTTAGGCCTAACAAAAAGGGTTCCGAATATATGGCATACTCCGGGACAGCAAATTAATCGCCATCCAACTCGTAACACCATCTCCGCTAACTCATAGTTTCCAGCTAGGTGCGCTATTACCAGGTTCACAGCCAAGTGCATAAATATTGGATACATTTTATCCCACATCTTGACATCTTTATCGAATCCCATCTTCACGCTAAACTCCCAGAACATTCGGCTAATTAGTGTATGCCAACCGCCTCTGTCCATGGGTCTACCACATGCTGCTTCTATAAATCCATTAGCTGCTGCGTTCATAAACTTACCACAAAAATCTCCTAATACTCTTCTTCCGTTAAATGTCATGATGAGATTATTAGCCGCAAACACTCGTGTAAGCTTATCAAGTAGTTTTTGCCACTTGCGCTTCTCATCTTTAAGAGAATATTTCATGATAAATGCTATCAAGGGTTCTTTTCCCCTCAATGCTTCCCAATCCTTTGCAATCCAAGCTCGGATCAAAGGACCCCCTATCTCGTCTAACAATGCGGAGAGCTTATCTCCATTTCCAAAATGTGATATACCGAAGCCTGACGAGGTTGCAAGGTCTATCGGTTGTGTAAATTGATCGCCGTCCCAAGCTTCTTGCTCGGTCCACATGTGAAAACCACCACAAGTGGGTTCTAACGCTTCTAGAACTAATTTTTGTGCATCATCCCACGCCCCAAGATTCTCTGGATAACCCTGATCAGTTGTAAACTCTTTCATTTGCGTACTAAACGCTTCTCCTGAAAGCACAGCTGGTCCCATTCCGCTAACATAAGGATAGTTAACTTCATTTCTAAAATGTTGCCAAGTGGTATCTGGCTCCAATTTCGTTTTAGGACTTCCCATATTCTCAACCACTCCGAAACACAGAGGGTCGAGTGAGGGAATCAGGTTTCCAGACTTCTCCCCGAAGGTTACTCCGCATTTGCGGTAGAACTCAAGCGGGAAGGTAACTTGAGA